TCCTTCCAAAGCTCCTATGCGTCGGTCTACCAACTGACTGCGGGTGTAGGAGTCGTCGCCCAGGACGTCAATAACGTCCTGAACCAGTTCTTCCTGGAACCTCCCACCAATCTGGTGAGGATGATCCCGATGTTGCAGGCACTTCAAGGTTTCTCACAAGGGCCTCGTTTGGACTCCATCGTCAACGGGATGACTGGCACGGTGTTCGTTCAACTCATCGCTGAAGCGGCCGGGATGGTCATCATGGCCGACCGTTTCATGCAGACCGCAGTACAGCCCCTCAAAGGCAGCACATCCAATATTGGCCAGATGGTCTCGCAGATCCAGGCAGCCGCGGCCATGGCCAACGTGGTTGTCAACGGCGCAAGACAGAGCTTCGTGAACACCACCGGCGGACTCAAGGGGTGTTCCCTGGCCTACAACAGCGGCCTGCCGACGGCGCCGGTCAGTTCGTCCGCGCTGGTGCCGGCGAGCACATTCCAGGTTCCCGGGGCGGGTCCAATGACCCCCGGCCTGATGACGTTGGCTACCCACCTCGATTGGGCAAACACGACAGTCAGCAACCGGGTCATGGTGCTTCAGGAATCGTTCCAGAAGCTGTTGAATCGCCGGACCGGCGACATGAACACCCAGATGGACATCATCGCCAGCACTCAAGCCCTGAACACACTGACCCAACTGGCCAAGGCCGTGATGACTTACAACAGCAGCCAACCTGCGGTAGGCGCCACAAACTCAGTCACTCAGACCGCGGCTGTGAGCCAGATCCTCAGCGGCATGAGTTCGACGACAGGCACTTCCTTCGTTGTCACCAACGGCCAGATGCAGGCAGTTTCTCCCACCGTCCCCGCACCGCCCAGCAACGTGCAAACAGTTCTGACCAAGGGCGGCGTGAACCTGATCGTTGCATCCTCGTCGACTGTACAAGCACCCACCATCGGAGCAGTGAGCTAATGCCACGCACACCAGACACCACTCTGCAGGACAATGCAGCGGCCCGGCAGGAACGGCTTATGGCCTTTGTTGACGGCACGTCCACCAAGGCCAAGCCCGGCAAAGCCGCAGTGATCCGCCGGACGATCGCCGGCCAGGTCATCGAGCCCAACATCAAAGGGCTGGGGCGCAGGACTGCCTCGTATACCGATAAAGGCTTTCAGCCTGTTGAACGGTCGACTGGAGAACGCAGCATCAGCGACAAGCTGATGGAAGGCATGAAGGTTGAGGACGCCGGCAAGATGCTGAACGGCGACCTGAACAAGATCAAACTCGACAAAGCGGCCGATTACATCGGCACCTACTACATGTGGAACGGCATCCTGATGCCGGAGTATGACATGCGCGAACCGCACGCCATCTCTGACACAGAGGTCTACGTCAAGCAGGCCGTGGCCCGCAAGCTGGCGCTCGCCGCGCGCGCCGGCTACGAGATCATGAGCGACCGCGAGGAAGACGCCGATTACATCCAGACTCGCATCAATGCGTTTGAATTCGTCACCGAACGCAGCTTTGAGAGCTTCATCAAGGGCGTCCTGCGCAACCTGTTCCTGTGTTCCAACTGCTTCCTCCTCAAGATCCGCAAGGAAGACGCTTCCCCGGTGAGCAAGAAGGAGGGCGGCAGAGTCCCAGTCGCTGCCTATGTGCTCGTCCCCGCCCACACGATGCACCCTTATCTGGAGAAGGGGAAGATCAGCAAGTGGCGCCGCATCTTCGACCATGGCATTCCGTGGATCGATTACCCGGTTGAGGACATCATCCACCTGAAGTGGGACGTCAAGCCTGGTCACATCTTCGGAACGCCGCGCACCATCGCCGTCCGGGATGACATCTTCGCCTTGCGCCGGCTTGAAGAGAACATCGAACTCCTGTTCATCAACCACCTGTTCCCGTTGTTTCACGTTCAGGTTGGCAACGAGAAGGCTCCCTGCACCTATGGTCCGGGCGGTGAGTCCGAGATCGATATGGTGCGCTTCCAGATCGAGAACATGCCCAAGGAGGGCGTGTTCGTAACCGACGAGCGCGTCACCGTCACCGCCGTTGGCGCCAACGGCAAGTCTCTTGACTTCAAGGCCCTGGTGGAGCACTTCAAGTCCCGGGTCTACATCGGCCTGGGCATGAGCGCCATCGACATGGGCGAAGGCGCCGACGCCACCCGCGCCACCGCCGACAACATCTCGCAGAACCTGAAGGATTCGATCAAGGCCGACCTCGACGAGCTGGCCGATCAGATCCGGATGCTCATCTTCAAGGAATGGTTCCAGGAAGCCAACTACTCCACCTCTGTGCAAAAGGGCGTGGCGCGCACCAAGCTGGCATTCCACGAACTCGATCTCGACAATCGGATCAAGGAAGAGACGCATGTGATGGCTCTCTTCAATTCCCACCTGCTCACCGAGACGGAAGCCCGCAAGCGAATGAACCTCAAGCCGATGAGCAAGACGGAGCAGAACGATACCCACTTCGCTCTCCATGTGCTGCGTCTTGAGCGCGAGATCCAGAAGTACAAGACCGCATCGGCCATTGAAATCGGCCAACAGGATGTGACGAACCAGAAGGCGTTGGCCGGAACCCAGATGAAGCTGATGGAAGCCCAGGCCAAGCTGTCCGAGGTCAAGGCCAGCCACGAACAACAGAGTCTTGAAGCACAGGCGAAACACCTGCCTGTCATTGCCAAGGCGAAGGTAGCCGTGGCCAATGCCAGCTCACGCCGGGCCAGCATGGGCACCGGCGCCGGTCACCCGCGCGGAGGCACTGCCAAGAAGACAACCCAGACCGCCGCGGCAACCGCCAATAAGATGCGCCCGACCAACCAGCATGGATCGAAGCTGGGCCCAGGCAAGAACAGTGACAGCCTCATGAGCGAAATCTATGAAGGCTTGGTGCAAGGTCGTGACCGACTGATTGCCGATGGTCTCAATGTGGATAAGAACTGGCGCAAAGCAAGCGGTCAGATCATCGATGAGATCGTTGCGCGACTCAACCAGCGCGAAATCACCGATTCAGTTGGTGATTCCTATACTAGACAGGAACGAGCCGCCGGACTGAGTTCATTGAAGTCCGTGATTGCTGAAACTTCTGATCCTGAGCTTCTTTCCGTGCTTCTTCGAGCGGAATTGGAAGACGAGGTAGATGATGCCGAACTTGAATATGCCATTGCCGGTCGTGCAGCTTAACGGTCCTGGGATGCAGAACTCCAGAGTGACTCCGCTGCAACAGGCACTTGCGCAGGATGCGTCCGCTCTGTTCCAGAGCAACGCATCGATTCAGCCCATCCCGCAGGGAGGTCCCTTCCTGCTTGAGATTCCTCTCAATCGTTAGGTAGTGGGGCGCGGGACAGTACCTGTTACCCGGGCGACTAACTAACAGTTGGTTTCATACAAGGTTGGACATGCTGAGCGAACGCCGTTGGCTCAAGATCCACGACTTTCTGACGTTTCGTCCGAGCGCGGTTCTTGAGAACAAGAGATTCCTGTTCGAGTGCAAGGACTCGAAGTCCGAGACAGGCCACAGCCTGCTCGTTCGCGTGGACGCGACTCACGCCGGCATCGTAACGGGCAATCGCAAGTTCTATCGTCCCGATTGCATGCAGGACGCGGTTCAGACCTGGGTTCCCAAAGGGGTGGCACCGCTTCCCGTTCTTCGCGGGCACGACAAAGAAGGCGACGTGCTGGGCCGGATTCGTGAGGCCAAGTACATCGACGACTCCTGGAAGTACGCCAGGGACTTTCCGGTTCTGAAGGATTCAGTCTTCTATAACCGGGATTCAAAGACCGGCGGCAAGTTCAACGTGTTCAAGACGGTGGACTGGATTCAGGACAACCTGGCCCGCGTGAAGGGCTACCAGGGCATCGGTCATATCGAACTGGGTTTGACTCTGACCAACCCTGAAGCGATTCAGAAGATACTCCGTGACGAGTATCTGTGCGTTTCAGCCGGTGCGATTACTGACTCGGCCACCTGCTCCATCTGCCACACCGACTGGGCATCGGAGGACAAGTGCGAACACCGCCCCGGTGAGATCGTCGATGGGCGCATGGCCTTCCTGATCTCGGGAAGGTTCAAGTACAAGGAACTCAGCTTCGTCAACTTTGGAGCCGACCCGTTTGCTCAGGTGAAGTCCTACGAATTGAAGGATTCCCTCGAGAAGATGTTCTTCCTTGGTCTGCCTCTCGATGACCAGCAATTTGCTATCGACAGGGGCCTCAAACTGACCGACAGCCTGTACGAGTCGGACATCGTGATTGAATACGAGGAACCAAAGATGACGATTGACGTGGCCGCTGTTGGGAAGACTCTCAAGAGCCTTGATCTGACGGCAGAAACAGCATTCGATCTTCAGGATCAGCTCACGGCCTGGACACCGGAATCGGACGACGACAAGACCTCCCGGCGCAGCCTGCAGTCGACTCTCACCGCCAAGATCCGCAAGAACGGTTGGAAGCGGAAAGAAACTGCCGATTTGGCCGCGATCGAGGATGCCAGCATGAGCGCCGATCTCGCTGCGGTTCCCGCAGTAGCGGATGGCGTGAACGATGCAGCTGCCATTACGACAGCGGTTGCTGAGGCAACCGAGTGCGTGGACGGGGTCTGCGATTGGACAGGGTTCACCCTGACCGACGAGGACCAGGTGTTCTTCGCCGACGAGCAGAAAGTCTACGACGAGCTTTGCACCGAGATGGATGCCGGAGGCACCGGCGGCGAACTCAAGGACGAACAGATCAAGGACGCCAAGCTGGATACGGAAGCCCGCAAGAAATTGGGTGGCAAGTCCTTCTGTGGCCCGAACCGCACCTTCCCCGTGGAGGACTGCGCGCATCACACCGCAGCCCTCCGGCTGCTGGGCCGGGCCAAGATCAGCGACGGCGCCAAGGAGAAGATCCGGGCCTGTGTTGAGAGAAAGGGCAAGACGTTGAAGTGTTCCGTAGCCTCCAAGACCGAAGACAAGATCAATACCACGGCCACCGGGGGCACCGAGATCAGTGACGAACTGAAGGCCCTGGCTGTTCACGTCAAACTGATCGATTCGGTGGATGGATACGATGCAGTCTCAGCCGAAGAAGCCTTGAAGGACGAAAAGCGGGCTCAGATCAAGGAAATACTCGGCCATTACCATGCCCTGGATGTTCATCACAAAGGTTGTGAGCCTGATCTGCAGTACAAGATTGAGGATCTTCACAATGCTCTGGCCGAACGGTGGGGCAAAGACCGCTGGGTCGCATGGGCCAAGAAGTCGCTGGCCGAGCATATCAAGGATTCCCTGTTCGTTTCCAAGGACGAGCTGGCCGAGAAGGACGAGGCCGTCCTCGGCCTGACCGACGAGCTGGCCGCGATCAGGACATCGGTCGCCACGAAGGATCGTGTGCTCGCCGCCGTTCTCATGGACTCGAAGACCAGTCTGGCAACAACCCTGGTCATGCACAACTGCCTGCGGAAGAAGGATGGCTACACCGGCCTCAATCCCACGCAGATCCAGGACAAGATTGCCGAGTTCGCCAAACGCCATATCCAGAGTCTGAAAGACGCTGTGACCGATCTTTTCGCCGAGCTGCAATGGAACACCGCGGCCGAACCGGGGAAAGCTGGCACCGACCAGGGAACCACGGTAAACGACAACGCTCACGTAGATGAGGTGGATGGTACGGACCGCGAGCCGGCCCTGATCCCTGCGCTCACGGTGCAAGACACCCAAAAGCTTCAGCGCATGCTCACCTACATTCACGACGCAACGGACCGCGAGCGGTATATCGCCGATGTTCGTTACGGCCGTGTGCAGCTCAGCTAAGCAACCAAGACTTAGGTTGCAGGAGAAACTATCATGCCAGTCGATCTCAATAACCAGTACACCGGCAAACTGTTCGGGCAGGACCGTATCGGTCAGACGACCCCGGACCTGGAGCTCTCTGAGCCCCTGAAGCCCTGGCTGCCTGTTCCGTATCCGGCGCCCTATCTGCCGGGTCTGCGTCAGGATCAAGGGCATCCGAAGTTGGCGTCTGTCGTGCTCAGCTCGCAGCATCTGATTGGGCAAGACAAGAGCGGCGCGCTCGTTCCTTCCGGCCTGCAATGCGGAAAGACTCCCGCCGGTTCCAACGTGTGGTGCATCATTCAGTGGGGAGCGGGATCGATCGATCAGTTCACCATTGATCCTCGCACCGGCAACGCCGTGACTCCTGGCGACCATTGCGTTCTGGCAGCTCCTGCCGATGCCGCGCCTGGCAACGTCACCCTGACCAATGGCACCGTGATTGCGGTCAACTGGACCGACATCAACTGGGCCTGGAACTGCACCCTGTTCCCGAGCGTGACGACCGGCACGACAGTGTCCGGCTCGGCCACCAATGTCCCCCTGGTTCCGGTGCTCACTCCCTCCGCTGCTGCGACTGCGTCGACCCTGGTTTACACGATCGCTGCGGCCGGTGACACCTTTGCAGGTCAGCTGGCATTCCAAGTCGGCGTGGCCGGCACACAGGTGACGGTTGAGTTCAACGGAACGCTGGCAGCGGCTGCAACAGCTGTCGCGGCCGCGGTTACCGCTCAGGCACCTGCTGCTGCTGTGACTGCTGCGAATGCGGCCCTCACCGCGGCGAACACCGCCCTGGCCACGGCCAACACCGCCGTGACGACTGCCAACACCGCCCTCACCGCCGCGAATGTGGTTGTGACCACGGCCGGCATCACAGTGACGGCGACGGATCTTGCCAACCAGTCTGCGGCTCTGGCGGCCTACAACACCGCTCTGGCCAACCTGGCGACTGCCCAGACCACCCAAGTTGCGGCACAGAACGCTTACACCGCTGTGTTCAACCTGAACGCTGTGACCGTTGCGGCCACCACGACCACACTGACCCTCACGGGCGTGGTTGACGGCGCGCTCCTGGCCGGCACCAACTCCTTCGTCTTCACCAGCGACATCGACGACGTGGGCCATGTGGGCACGGCAGTCCCCTACTCGTACGGCACAGCCCGTCCGATCGGCGTTTGCACTCGGAACGTCTTCCAGTACATCGGCGGCGTGAAGATCATCGATATTTCGCTCGCAGGTGGCATCTTGTACCGTCTCGAAGGCCTGAATCCCATCGGCTTCCAGGTCATGAACTACATGCACGAGATGGGCACGGCCATCCAGACCCAGTATGTGCTGAAGGTGCCGTGGATCGGCGCTACGCCGAACACGCTGCAGCAAGACGCAACGACCGACGGCATTCAGGGCTACGTGCAGGGCTATGGACGCACCTTCGCCCACTTCACGGGCCTTCCCACCACCGGCGCAGGCGTGACCTTCTCGCAGTTCCAGAACGACCAGGGCAACTACACGGTGTTCAACCCGGCAGTCAACTCTCCGGTTGATTTGGTCGGTCGCATCATCGGCGTCGTGAACATGATCAACAAGATCGGGTTCTCGAACCGCATCAAGACCCTGTGGGATCCGTCTCGCATGGTTGGCCCGATGACCGATCCGAATCCGGCGGCCATCATGATGGGCGGCTCGGCCACTGCCGGCCTGCCATACGACCTGAACCTGACGACTGACGGCATCTACAAGGCCTCTCAGCTGCAGAAGACTCGGGCCCGGCCCGAGTACGGCACCTACGTCTTGGTCCGCGTGCTCCTGTAATTCAGGCGCACACACCCTACTAACAGTTGGTTGGATAATCCATGCCGCAGATCGTGATCACCCAGGGGCAAGCGTATGTCAAGGGCGACGGTCTGCGGTGCATGGCCAAACGCTCCGATGGCACAGGCCGAGTCTGCGACAAGCTTGTGGTCAAGAAGAACCCAGCAGGTGAGATCGCCGGAGCATTCCAATGCCCCGATCGCCGGTGTCGCCAGCATATCCAAGTCGAGACCAGACGATAACTGCGGTCTCTGACGCACGCCTTTACAATCCGCCGGCCCACGTTGGACCAAACCGCCCTGAGGAGGGTATTTTCCACATGTCAAAGACCAAGGTCACTCCCGAACAATTCAAGGCAGAACTTGAACTGCAGGATCGGTTTGCGACAATCTTCCGCACGAACGGGTGGGACCCCGTCGCCGACAAGGTTGTCGACATCAACGATGCCCTGGACATCCAGAACGCTGCCTTCATGATTCCGAAGGCGATGACGACCATCGTGCAGGAAGGCATCGAGCCGATGTTGATCGGCACCCACCTGCTTCAGAAGATCCAATACAAGCCCGGCATGATGACCGTATTCCCGGCCGTCGAGCCTCTGCGTGCAGAGGAAACCGGTGACGGCATGGATCTGCCGATCTACAACATCAACATTGGTGGTGCGCAGTCCTTCGGCGTGACCGTCAAGCGTCACGGCCTTCGCCTGAAGATCGCCAAGCGGTTCGTCGAGGAATCGGCCTATCCCTGGATCAACTTCTGGCTGCGTCTGGCCGGCAATGCTCTCGCGCGTCACAAGGAAGAGTACATCTTCGACTTCATCACGAAGCTCGGCACGTTGGTCTTCGACAACGACCCGAATTCCCGTCTGTCCAGCTCCCCGCTGCAGCCGATCAAGGGCGTCACGACCGGCCGTAACTACAAGGGCGTGCTGAACGGCTCCATGACAGTGGACGACGTGTTCGACATGTACGCGGCTGTGCTGCTCAACGGCTTCGTGCCCGACACGCTCCTGGTCCACCCGATGGCGTGGCTGATGTGGGTCAAGGATCCTGTCCTCCGCGAGTTTGCCATCCAGGCAGGCGGCGGCAGCTTCTTCGCCAACTTCACCGGCAACCCCGCTGTGCTTGGCAACAAGTTCTACAACAACGGCGGACTCGGCATCGGCCAAGGCCAGACCGGGCAGTACACCAACGGTCAGCTCACCGGCGGAGAAGTGTCGCAGGCGACTTCTGGCAACTACCAGAACATGACGTCGGCCCCGATCCTGCCGAACTACCTCGGCATTCCTTTCCGGATCCTGGTCAGCCCGTTCGTGAACTTCGATCCCGAGCAGCGCACGACCGACATTATGATGTTCAACAGCCGCAACCTCGGCGCCTTGATTGTGGCTGAAGAGCCCCATGTCAAGAGCTGGGAAGACGGCCAGTACAACATCCAGAACATGTCGATCGAAGAGACCTACGGCTTCGGCATCCTCAACGAGGGTCAGGCCATCGCGGTCGCCCGCAACGTGAAGATCCGCCCGAACGAGTTCGTGATGCCCGCCCGCACCGTGTACAACCTGTCGGATTCGGACAGCACCTACACCGATCTGGGCACGGCGCCGATCTTCGATCCGGCCAACCCGCTCAACGTCAACGCCTAACCAACAGTCAGTTCTGTTCAACCAGATGGCGGCGGGAAACCGCCGCCATTCGTGTCAGGGAACCTTTGGTAGATCTCCATCTCTATAGACACTCAGAAATGGAGATCCTATGTCCAGTCTGATTGTGATGCCCGGCAGCGAAGAGTTCAAGAAAACGCTGGCCTCGATAGCAAAGGCGCCGAGCCGCCGGAAGCTTGTACAACCTGTCGACCTCGTAGGTCACACCTTGATGCTGAACACCGCCCTGGTCAAGACCTTTCAGTGTGGCGGCTTCGTCCTGGGCCCGAACAGGCCCATCGGCATTGTGGACGAACAGTCTCAGCAGATTCCGATCCGCAAGGCATTGGAAGAGAAGAAGCTGATCGACGTCACCGGCAAGGACATGGCCACCAAAGGGTTCAAGGGAACCGGCGGCCAGACCTCGGCAATCACCGAAGAAGACACCGGCAAGAAGGTATTCGTTGGCCGCGATCGCCGCGGCAACCTCTACATCGCAACTCCCAGATCCAAGACTGAAGCCAAGCGGTTCGAGCGCGAAATCCGGACGACTGGCACGCTCAAAAGCGTTGACTTCGAGACCGAGACCACAGGTCTCTGCGCCATTACCGAAGAGGTAATTGAGTCCAGCGAACAGCCTGTCAAGAAGCCCGCGAAGAAGGCCAAGAAGAATGTCCGCACCCGTCGTACTTCAGGCAACGCCGTCCGATCAAGAAACTGATGTGGTTCTTGGCCAGGCGATCATCGTCGCTTTCGACCAGGCGCTCGACACCTCGACGCTGAACGATAGCACGTTCTCGTTGACGTTCCCCGCTCCAACTCAAGTTCTCACATCGGGCCAGCTCGTTGCTGGCGAGGCCGCTCCTTCAACATTCAATGTTGAAGGGGTCTGGTCGTTCGCAGACGACACCACGGGCCGCACGATTGCGACCTTCACACCCACCAGACACTTCCAGGAGAACACGCTCTACACGGCGATGCTGCTGGGCGCTGATGCGTCCCTTTCGACCGAAGACGTGATGAACCCCGCCGGCGAATCGATGAATGTCAGCTACCAGTGGACATTCACCACCGGCATTTTGAACCTGCTGACACCTCCACCTGTTTCTCCTCTTCTGGATGCATTTCCAGCCCTTCAGCTCGATCAGATCAAGGTCATTCCAAGACGGCGGATTGGCCAGGATTTGAGTCAGTCGTTCGACATTCTGTTTCCAGATGACATCGATCCGACCTCATTTTCGGTCGAGGACCTTTACATGAGCATCGAGCCTCTCCTCGGGGATCCTACTGTATCTGTGCCGCAAGCTCTGCAGTATGCAGCCGTCATCACCGGTAACAAAATCCAGATCACGGTCACAGGTTGGCCGTCAAGTTAGGAAATGACATGTCACAACTTACACCGCACTTCGCAGACACTGAACCCGGACTGACTGTCCTGGCAGGCGCTGACTCGCACGTCATCGAGAACGTCACCTTCCTCTGCGAGAAGGTTCTCGAACCCATTCACGACAAGTTCGGAGCTGTCCGCGTTCATGACAGCTACCGTGATCCTGGCCACAACGCCCAGGTCGGCGGCAAGACAGCTTCCTTCCACCTTTGCATCGGCGGCCACGCCGCCGTCGATGTCGATGCGCCCGCAGTCTCCATGCAAGTTCTGTTCGACTGGCTGCGTCTCGAAAGCAAGCTTCCCTTCGACAAGGTCATCTTCGAGAAGAACAAGGCTGAAGTTCCGGCCTGCGTTCACATTCAGATCGACCGCCTCAATCCACCCAGGCGCCAGGCATTCATCGGCCACACCGGCGCCGCAACCGTGTACACCCCAGTGGAAGTCAAGTAGGAGACCTTCATGGCATACAGGATCGATCTGACAACCCGGAACGCTTCCATTG